ATATGGATTTAAATGAAAATGATAATAATGATGAAAATGAATAATTTTATTTAATTTTTTTTATTTAATTTTTTTTAAAATTAAATGATTAATATTTAAAGATAATATTATATTTATATATATAAAATATTTAAAAATAGATTTATATATTTTTTATATAATGGATAATATAAATCTTTATTCTAAAATGTTTAATGAAGATATTAAAAAAAAAGAAGAAAGAAGATTAAAAAATAATAAAAGAGCATTAGAATACTATTATAAAAATAGAGAAAAAATATTAGAACAACATAGAGCAAAAAAACTTTATAATCAAGCATATTATAGACTTTGGTATAGAAAAAATAGAGATGCATTAACATATAGAAGATATGGATATAGAATTGAAGCAAAGAAAAAGAAACAACAAGAAATACAGGAAAAATTAAATAAATTAAATAAAGATAAAAAGATTGATGAAAATAGATTTATTTTATTTGGTTAATATATAATGGAAATTTATTTAAATAAAGAACAAAAAATATGTAAAAAATGTAATCAAATAAGACATAAAAAATTTGAATTTATTACAAAAAAAAAATATTGTAAATCATGTATATATAATACAGGTAATAGATATATAAATAATAAAGTTTCGTGTAGAGTTTGTTTATGGACTGGTTCTTTTTCTGATTATAATAAACATATATGTATTAATAATAATAGTTCTAATTTAAAAAATAAATTAATTTATACTAATGATATTAAACCATTTAATAATAATTCTAAATTTACTTTATTTTAATATTCTTTTTTATTATTTTTATTATTTTTTTTTTAGATTTTATTTTTTTTTCATTCATTATAAATATATCTTTTTTATTTTTTTTTTTTTTTTTTGTTGTTAATTTATCTATTTTCTCTTCTATATCTCCTATATTTCCATCTATTGATTTTTTAATACTTTTATCACATCCACAATTACATTTTGAAGTATCCATAATTTTATATATATATTATATATATATATAATATAATAATGTCATTACTAATTACATCACAAAAAACTGAAAATTCAGATAAACCATATTCATATGAAAATCAATTTGATAAATTAATTATAGAAAAAGATAGTGAAATTGCTTTAATACAATCTAATATAAATAGGAGTGGATTATGGAATTTAGGACATAGAATTAGACAATTAGGTGTTTTTTTTGGTAATAGATTATCATTTGATGATGATGATTTAAAATATACAGATACAAATAATAAAGTACCAGTTGAAAAATATGAAGTATTAACAAAAGATATACCATGGGATGTGTTTATTGAACCTAATATATATAATGTTGATGAATTTACAAGAGCAATTCAACTTGCATTAAATACATATTCACCACATCCAGCATTTAGAAATTATGTAGTTAGTAAAGTTCAATCAACAGAAGGAGAGTTTCAAGGATATAAAATTGTAGCAAATGCTGATTTATTAGATACATATATGGGAACATCAAGACCAAGTATTATTGATACTAATTTTTATGTTAATGAAAATGGTGCTACTTATAATGAATCAACTGGTGTTATTACTTTAAATGCTACAACATCAGGAAACTCAGAATATAATACAGGTTTAATTTTTGATACTCCTATTCATCCAGCAGGGGGTAAATTTGAAATACAGAATATAGATTGTTATAGTTCTAATCCTAATTTTAAATGTATGATTGGATTATGTAGAAATTTAGATAATGGAAAAAAGATGCCTTATACTGATAATTATAATGGTAAAATTAATTATTTATTTCAAGAAGGTTCATTAGGTAATGCTGTTGATCCAAATGATTGGTTTTTACAAGATGAACCATTTGAAGATTTAGGCAATGATTTCTTTGATGTTGTAGTTTGTTTTAATGGTACTGATATTAGATTATATTATTTAGATTATCCTATGACTGGAAAATTAAAAGACCAAATGATAATGACAGAAATTGAATATTGGAATACAGCAACATATGGAGGAAGTAGTCAATATACATCAGTATATCAACCAGCATCTGCAACTGAAAAAGTAAAGTTTGAAATATTTAATGAAAGAATTAAAATTACATGGGGTACAAAAGTATTATCAGATAGACAACTTCCAGCAATTGGAAGTAATCAATATACTTTATATCCTAAAATGATTTTTAAAAATCAAGTTTCTACATCTTTTACAATTCCTAATACATGTTTAATTGTTAATAATTGGGATAAAACGAGAGATATGTATTATAATACATATCATAATTATCAAAAACATCAAGATATGAATATGGCACATTATTGGAGTACATTATATGTAAAAGGTCAAATTTTTGCTATGGTTAATTCTACTGATAATGTCCCTGCTGGTTTATGGATAGATAATTATAGAGATAGTATTACAACTAATACATATGATAATAGTATTACACTTACTAAACCTAATCAAATGATTATATTAATTGCTGGTGATACAAGAGGAGATAGATATAATTATGATGGTAATATGCACGGATTTTTAGGATTTAATAGAATAGAAGAAGAACCTGATAGTATAACTACAACATCTATAACATATAAAACACAATATGGAAAAACACCAGTTAATAAAGTAGGTGAAAATTTATTTTGTAAAATATCTAATTTAACTATGAAATCTAATAATGGTTATACACATCAATTTAGTAATATAATAGCAACTATTCCAAGACTTGATAATAATGGTAATAGTGTAGGTCTTTTAAATTATGAACCTACAAACCTTGTATTTTTAGATTTAAAAAATAAAGAAGATATGGTTTTATCTAATATTAAAGTTGAATTAGTTAATATTAATGAGCAATTTGTAAAAGATTTAGAAGATTATACACAAATAACATTTTTAATTAGAAAAAAACAAAAATAAATTATAAATTGAATAAGGAAATTTTTTATATGTATAGATATTATATATATAAATATGGATAATGATGATTTTTATATAAGTTCAGAAGAAGAAGTAAAAGAAGATACAGAAGAAGAGATTGAAAATGAAAAAGAAGTTAAAGAAAAAACAGCAGAAGAAAAAGTAAATGAATATTTTGTTAAACCTGAAATGACATTAAAAGAAAGAAGATTATTAAATTTAAAAAAAGCAAGAGAAGCAAAAAAATTAAAAAATAAAAATAATAAAAAAGAAGAAAAAAAACCAAAAAAAAAAATAGTAATTCAAGAAAGTGAAGAAGAAGAAGAAAGTGAAGAAGAAGAAATTGAAGTTAAACCTAAAAGAAGAATTAAAAAAAATATTGATAATAATAATGATTTAGATTATGATAAATTAAGTAATCTAATAGCAGATAAATTAGAACAAAGAAAAGCAATAAGAAAAAATAAAAATAATAATAATAATGAGGTAGTAAATACACAATACGACCATTTATTTTTTAATATCTAATTATATAAATAGAGATTATGAGTAAAAAAAATAATTCTAAATTTAAAATATATCCATTAAAGATTGAAGAACCAAAAAGAAAAATTAAAATTAATGAAGACTTCCCGATGTCAGTTCCGGGGATTTCTTTGGTTTGTGCTCCTGTAAGAACTGGTAAAACTTGTTTAGTATCCAATATTTTAATAAGAGAAGAAATGCTAAATGTATTTGATGAAGTTTATGTATATAGTCCTGTTGTTTTTAATTGTAAATCAAGTAAATGGATTAGAGAACACTTTAATTGTAATGCAGAGTATAGTGATGCTTCATTACAAGCAATATTAAATAAACAAAATGAATATGTAAAAAATAATAATATAGAAAATAGACCTTCAATATGTATTTTTTTTGATGATTGTGTTAATATGTTTAAAAATAATAGTTTAGCAGTAAAAATCAGTTCGATGTATCGTCATTATGGGATTGACCAGATAATTTTTTCGATACAAAAATACAAAGGTATTCCACCAACAATAAGGGCAAATATTAGTACATTAATTTTACTCGCACCTAATAATAATACAAAACAATTAGAACAAATAAATGATGAATTAGATTGTTTTGGTGGTTATGATAATTTTATAAGATTATTTAATGAAGCAACTAAAAATCAAGAAAGATATAATTTTTTATTAGCACAAATTGATTATTCACCCCCTAAAATTTGGAGTAATTTTGATAAAGTAATACAAGGATAATAATTTTTTAATATATTAAATATAATATATATATATATTAAAATGGATGTCAATGACATAATGTCTCAATATAGTAATGTTAATGATCATATAGATGAATTAAATAAAATAGCAGAAACTGGATATCAAGGACTTTTAGAAACAGCACAATCTGAGGGACAAACAGCAGGATTTTTTAGAAAAGCAAAAGCAACAGCAGATGTGGCAACTGGTATTTCAGGTGCAGCCAAATCAGCATTAGATGCTGGAAAAGTAGCAAAAACAGGTCAAAATGTTGCTGAAACAGCATTATCAGTAGCAAAAACAAGTAAAGTGGGTCAAGCAATAGCACAAACAGGTAAAGCAGGACAGGCATTAGTTCAATCATCTTCTGATGTTGCTGATTTAACAAAAGGTGGTAGATTTTTAGCAGGTGCTTCTAAATTAGGAGGGTCTGCTATTGAATTAGCATCAAAAGCAGGTTCAGTGGTAGGTGCAGCAGAAGGTGCTTGGGATTTAGGTAAAAATATTTATGAAGATATAAGAGATAAAAATGTACATATAAGTGGTGATAACTGGCAAGAAAAAACAAGCACAGTGCTGGGTGAAATAGGAGGAGCATTAGATGGTGCTTCTTTGGTAGCAGGCCCCGAAATGTTGGTTGCTGGTGCTTTATTTCAAGGTGTTGGAGAAGTCATGAATATATGGGGAGGAAGTAAAGATAATAATGATGTACCGGAACCACCACCACCAGTTTTATCAACTGATGTACAACCTCCCAGTTTTGCTACTTTGGGAATGGTACAAAATCATAATAATAATATAAAACAATTTTTAACTTAAAAAATATAATATTATAGATTATATTATATATATATATATATATAATAATAATGTCATACTGGAATGAATTACCAAATGTAAAACAGGTTATGTCTGAAAAAGTATCTTATCCTACAAATGAAGGTTTAAGTTTTAGAAGTGATAATAATAGAAAAATTCAAATTCATATTCCTTCAAGTTGTGAATTTATACAACCTTCTGATACTTTTTTAAAATTTAAATTAAAAGTAGATTTTAATATTACACATTCAACATTAGGAGCAATTAAACAAAGATTACAATTAGTTCCCGAATTGGGTGCATCTGTTTTAATTAGAAATTTAGTTATTAATGCTGGTTCAGGTAAAACATTAGAAAGTGTAGAAGATGCTAATTGTCTAAGTTCAATTAAATTAATGTATAATAAAAATACTAATTTAGATAATAAAAGAAGTAATACAGAAGGGGTTGTTATATATGATTTTAGAACTCGTTCTTTTGGTTCAACAACTGATGTTGTAAGAAAGATGCCAACATATAACACTTATACTAATCCTTATTTTAATAGTGTAGATAATAATGAAGTTGAATTATGTGTTCCTTTTCATTGTAGTGGATTGCTTGGAGAAACTAATGAAAAGATTTTACCAGTTGGACTACTTGGAGGTTTAGATATATTTTTAGAATTAGAAGAACCAAGGTATTGTTTTAGAGCAATTCAAAGTGCTGTTGATATTGGTGATAAAACATCATATTATGCCCCACATTTAGATTATGGTGAAGGTGGTAGTGCTGGTGATGGTTTAGTAAATACTAATACTTATAATTTTATTTTTATAAAACAAAAAAATTCAAATACAGAAGTTGTATATTGTCCTTTTATTGTTGGTGAATTAATAGGATTAAAGGGAGGTCAAACATTAGGTAAGATAAGTGATATAGAAAAAGTATCAACAGGTTTAAAAATTACTTTAACAGCACCTTATACAGCAAATGCTGATTATGATGCTGATACACCAGTTATTTCTGTTGGTTTAACTGATGCTAATTGTACTGCTAAATTAGAATATGAAATTAGAGATGTTGAAATACAAGTTAAAAAATGCTTTTTAGATCCTAACACTAAAAAAGCAATGGAATCATCACTAAGTAAATCAGGTACAATTACATATCCATTTTTAGCATATGAAAATTATAGAAGAATGATAAATGCAAATGAATTATCACCTACTATTGATTTACCTTTATCTAATAGATTAGGTTTATCAATTCTTCATCAACCATGTGAGGACAATTCAAGTTTAAAAGAATGTTTAACAAATTTTTTAATTGATAATAATTCATATTATAAATTAACAGGAAAATTAAATAATGATAAATCATATGCTGTATTTTTAGGTGGAAGACAAAACCCGGATAGAGATGTTCCATTAGACCAAACAGCAACTACAACAGGACATAATCAGAGACACTTACAGCAATTAAGACAAGCCTTAAATCAAGCATCTATTACGTGTATTAATAATTTATATAGTAAAAATAATTTTATTATAGGAAAACCATTAGGAATTGAAAAAGGTGTAATGGATTTAGCAAGTATAGAAAATGAATATCAATTAAGACTTAATTATAATGGAGTTAGTTCTAATAATAAAAGTTTAAATTCTTTTGTTTCTCATATTAGACAAATTCAAATTACTTCTAATGGTATTAATTGTATTCATTAAATAAAGTATTTATTAATTAATTTTTTTTTTTTAATATATTATATTTATATATATATTAAAAAATGTATGAGTATGTTAATCAAACCCCAAGTTCAGCACCCAATAATCAAAGAATAAGTAATAAAAATTCTACTCCAATAATTGATTTTATTTTAGGAGTATCACCAAAAAAAATTAGAAAAGGAACTTTTAGATTAAATTTTGAAATTGAATTTTTTAAAGCAGGAGGCACACCAATTGCTGTTGGTGATGGAGTAGGTATAGATAATTCATTAGGTATTTATGGAATATTTGACCAAATAGTTATTGCTAATGATAATGATGTTCCAATTGAAAAAATAGAAAGATATAATAGATTTTTAGCAACATACAATAAAATGAAAATGAATAATATTGATTTTTGTACTAATCAATCTATTATGGCATGTACTAATTCTAATTATTTTAGTGCTATGGATATTTTAAGTAAAAAACATTATATATCAATGCCTTTATATTCAGGATTATTAACAGGTAATGATTATAAATTAGATGCTTCAAAATTAAATGGTTGTAATTTACATCTTACATTAACCCCATCATCTAATTTCTTTTTTGATTTAACAGGTGATGGAAATGCAGAAGGATGTTATTTTGATTTATCTAATGTATCTGTTTCATATGAAGCAGTACCATTATCACAGGAAGAAATGGGAGAAAAAGCAATGACATTTACTACTATTAATTTTAGTGGTGATAATGTTAATAATAATTATAATACTATAAATAAATCTATTGGAGAACCTTATTTATTAAGTTTCTTTATAAATTTCTTAGAAACAAACCACGCACAAAATTATGATTATAATAGTCTTGCTACTCCTAAATTTACAGATACTAATTATTATGATCCAGTTAAAAGAATTAGAATATTAAAAGATGGTGTATTAAATCCAATTAAATATAATTTAGATAATGAAAATGGAGATATTGGTGCTAATATGTTAAGTGGTGAAATTTATAGAAATGCTATGGATGCTTTTCAACCATTTATGAATGCTGGAAATAATTATAGAAATGCAGTTAATACAACAACTCATACATCACCCGAAATTATTGATAATGGTGAAAGTTGGATTATTGGATGTGCTTACAATCCAATTACAAAAATGGGAGAGAATTTTCAAACTGCTAATTTAGGTATAGTAATTGATAAAGCAAGTACCGCACCTATTGATCATAAAGCATATTTATTTTTTAAAGTTAGAAAAATAATTAATTTTAATTAAAATAATAATATTATAGATTATATTATATATATATATATATATAATAATGTCAAAAAATATGGTAGTACCAAACCTTCCAAATGATGTATATTACGATAAATCAGGACAAAAATCATATTGTGTTAATAGACAAATACCGGAAATTTTAAAATTAAATTGTAATAATAAAACTCCTAATAGTCAATATATAGATAGTAGAGAAATACAACCTATTGTTTCAACTAAATCTCTATGTAGAATTAAACTTCCAAAAGTGGGGTTTATGAATAATACTGCTAAATTATTAGTAGGTATTAGTTGGGGTAATAGCACACCATCCGATAGATACTTTTTACCACCAACAATTGGTATTAATTCAATTGTTAAAAAAATTTCTTTTATGGCTGGTGGTACTGAATTATTTTTTTTAAATTCCTTTGATGAATTTAAAGCATTTGAGATTATTTTCCAAAATACTGAATTACTAAATAAAGTAGGTAGTGTATTACACGGCACTATTGGAGGTTATAGAAATGGTATTTCTGATGCTTATATTGATGCTGGTAATTGGAATATGCAAAATAAATTAGAATATGATACAGAATATGAAACATCTTTATCTCATAAAAAAGTATTTTTTAATGAAAGTCTTTTATTATTTAATGGTAAAGAATTTACAATTGATTTTTCTCAATTAGTTCCTATATTATCTAATACACCATTACCATTATATTTAATTAAAGATGATATATATATTAATATAGAATGGAACCAAAATGTTTATATTACTGGTTTTGGAATGACTAATGAAACAATACCTTTATCTGTTGATCCTTCAAAAGTTTCATTCTTAGCAGATTTTGTATTGTATGACCAAAAAGTTATGGATGAATTAGCACAAGAATATAAACACTTTGCTTTACCACCAGCACGAGAATATAATTTATTTACTAAAACATTAACTAATACAGGTAATACTATTAAATCTGATTTATCATTAGGTGGTGCTAATAGATTTATAATTGGTGTTGTTATTATGGTTCAAGAAGTTGGTTTAACATCTACACAAGAATATAATTCATTACAAAATAGATATAGAAGTAAAGCAGTAAAAGAAAATAATGAAAATGAATTTAGAATTAAAATAAATGGTGAAGAATTATTTAATACACCTTTAACTAATACTGCTGAAATTGCTTACCATCTAACAAATTATAATAATAATGTACCATGTATTAATAGAAGTGAATATATGGAAGGTGTTAATTTATTAAGTGATTTACAACACGAAAAACATGTATTAAGTGATGGAACTGCTGGAAGTTATGGAAATAAACAATATTATTATTTTATGATTGATAGAGCAACTAATAAAAATGGAGTTCAACTATTATTTAATAGAAATAAAAATGCAGTTGAAACAGGTGGAGATTTACTATTAAAAGCATATGTTATTGTAGCAAAAAGTATTAATTGTGTTGATGGTCATTTTTATCAAGCATATTCTTAAATTTATATTATAAAAAAATTGATTTAGTTTTATAATGATTTTTTTTATATTTAGATTTTATATAATGACATATAAAATTTATTTAATTGAATGTAATAAAACAGGATTAAAATACATTGGTTCTACCACTACATCAATGAGTAAAAGAATATCTGATCATAAATATGATATGAAAAGAAAAAATACATCTTCTAAAAAAGTTTTAGAAAACAAAGATTATAATGTAATAATATTAAAAGAATTTGATAATATTGATAAGAAAAAATTACTACAATTTGAAGATGAATATATACAAAATTATAATTGTGTTAATTATAAAAGAGCATATAAGAATATAAAATATAATAAAGATAAAAATAGATTATATAGAATTAATAAATTAATATATGAAAAAACTTGGGGAGAATATGGAATATATAGTTGGGATAATAATTTATTAAAGATTGATTTAGATTTATTTAAATAATTTTTTTTTTTTTTATATTTAATATATTATATTAATATATTATATTAAATGGATAATAAAAAAAAGAAAAATCTAAAAGAACAACAACAAGAACAAGAACCACAAGTTTATGCTGATAATATTAGTATTGAATGCAGTAGATTACAAGCACAAATAAAACAAACTAATTATAGATGGACTAATGATTTACATAAAGGTATTAGAGTTAGTAAGGGTGATAGTATTGAAATATCACATGGTTTTTTACAGGCAAATGGAGCAGGTGATGGTATAACATCAATTCAGTTTGATAATAAATTTTTAGAAAAAAAAGTATATAATAATTTTTATACACATAGTACAAGAGAATGGGATTTAACATATACAAAAGATATTTATGATAATAAAACATCTTTATTAATTAATTTTCATAAATATAATGATGGTTTAAATTGTATTCAAATTCCTTCTACAACTTTTGAAAAAAATTGGTTAGATAATGTTGATACAGTTAATGTTGAATCAACACAATTAACACATCTAATGGTTCCTATACAAACCAGTACATATTGGAGTTCAGGGGGTAATTTTGTAAAAAATGATATATTAGAATATCATAAAAATTATTTTGATAATTCTAAATTTACAATAGTAGCAAGGGATAAAACAAAAGATTATTCTAATATAAATAATAGTGCTTGGTGGCAATTTTATGAGGTTTTAGATTTCATAGATATAGAAGTTGATAAAGGATTTAATAATTGTAATAATGTAGCAGAACAAATCACACAACAATTTAATGAAATTGTAAATGAATATGAATTAACAGATTTTAGACCAAGACAACACATCTCAGGAACACCTAATAATTTTTCTTTAACTGCTCCAACATTATCATATTCTGATTATCCAACAGATCCAAAAATTAAAGAAACTAATATGTTAAAAGCATTTACATGTGGTACAAGATTTACATTATGTGAGAATGTATATAAAGCATTTTATAATGGAACTTTTGGAGATGATTATTATTTTCAAAATTTTGATTATATAGGTGTTAAATATATAAATTTTTTTATTGAAGGTAGAAAGGTAGGTAATGAGGGTGATACACAAGTATTTCCACAATTTGCTCAAACAATATCAGCACCTATTACAGAACAATGGGTAAGATTTAAATGGAACTGGGATAAAATAGAACAATTTTTTAAATGGATTGATACACAACAAAGAGAAGAAGGATTATTAACAAGAATAGGATATAATAAAATTGATGAAAGATTTTTACATATTAAACCAAAAGATGATTTTAATCATTCAACAATAGGAGGAGATAAATGGAGTGAATTATCATATATTGTAAAATTACATATTAATCAATCTTATTATGGAGTTAATACAGATGCAACTTTTGATAGACCACATTTAGGTATTTTTGTTAAAGATACTGATGAATATTTTTATATGAAAATATCAACATTTAGTACAATTCAATATCCTATTACAGCATTTAATAGAACTATTGGATATGATAGGGCATTATCAGCATATGGTAATCAATCAATTATGTTATTTAATGGTTTAGGAATTCATCAAGATATGGCTCACACAGTGCCACTAACTCAAAGTCATCCAGTTAATAATCAAATTACACATAATACAATTACATATGATACAGATGTAGCAATAAATAAAATTTATTTAGGAGCAGACCAACCTATTTTAAATTATAATGCAGATGAAAATAAATTTGAATTATCTAATTTATGTTTTTTTAGAAAAGCAGTAAATACACCATATGCTAATAATCCAATAGGAACAAGTGGATACGATACATATAATAGTCTTAATCCTAATGCTGGTTTAAATCAATATTATATCAATCCTTTACATCACCCTATAATTTATCAACCAGCAGTTAGACCCTTATATTCAACACAGCATAATGCAGCACAATTTTATAATGTTGAAAGATTTAAAGTTTTTGATTGTATAAGTGGTGTTGGAATTGTTGATTTTAGTTTTATAGATAATACTTTTAGAGATTTATTTAATGTATTAGGATATAGAGCATTAAAAAATTCATATACAAATAAAACAGATACAGCAGGAAATTATTTACAATTAAAAAGAAATTCATTCAATTCATTTTCTTATCCTTATACAACAAATGCAGAAATAGAAAGTGAAGATTTAGTCCAATATGGTGGTTCAATATGGGGAGCATCATACTTTTCTCCTATTCCTTCTGTATATCAGACCACAGATATGTTTAATTCAGGATATACTCAAATTATAATAAATGCTAATAGTACCACTATTACAGCAGATAAAATTGCTTCTAAAACTAATCATTCATTTTATATTGTTAGATCATCAATAATACCACAAATATTATATTATGGTAATAGAGATGATAGTTGCGGTAATCCTATTAATGTTTTTAGTATTGTTAGTAAAGAAAATAGATTAGATGATTATTTATTTTTATCTTCATCAGGTGATATGAGTTATACTTTTAAAGATAATTATATAATTAATACAATTGAAACAACTATTGAAAATAACGATGGAACACCCGCAGTACTTGATGAGAATAATACAATTATATATAAAATTAGAAAAAAAGTTATTGATACTATTGATATAATATAATAATTAGATTTATAAATAAAAAGTAAGTAAAAGTAAGTAAAAGTAAGTAAGAAGTAAGTAAATATATTTTATTATTTTTTACTGAAATTTTTTATTTTTTTACAATTTTATTTTTACCCTCTCTTTTACATTCATAATTTTTTTAATTATTTTTTATTAAATATATTATATATATTATAAGTAGGTAAAAGTAAGTAAAGTAAGTAAAATAGCGAAAAATTCAAAAACTAAAAAAAAAAAAAATAATTTTTAGTAAAAGAATTTTAACCCCAAAATATACCCCTTTTACTTACTTTTACTTACTTTACTTACTTATTGAATTATTATTTATATTTTAATAAATAATAAAACTTTTTTTCATTTTTTCTTAATTTTACTTACTTTACTTACTTTACTTACTTTTACTTACTTAATAATTATATTTTTTAAATTCTTCATTTATTTTTTCAATCTCAGGTAAATAAAAATCAGCATTAGAATTTTTTAAAGATTTTCTAATTACAATAGAAGGACATACCAATCTAACTTTTCTCCAAAACCAAACATTATTAAATACTTCTTTATGACTACCATGATTGTAAGAAGTATATAAATCATATAATACATTTTTATCATTGTATTTTTTCCAAGATAAACTTTCATTAAATTCTCCATTACATAATCGTTCCCAAAATACTTGGAATGTATCATAATTAATTTCTAATTGTTGAAAATAAAATTCAGTTTTAGGGTATTCCTCAGGATTATAATTACTAATATCTCTATTATAAAAAAAATTAAATATATCTTGTATATGATTATCCATAATATTTTTTAATTTTTTATATTTTTCATTACTTAATCTTTCATTTTTACACATAGTCAAAACAAATCTTCTATCATCCTTTTTCAATGATACCATCCAATCTTGATTAGTAGTAATTAAATTATTAGCATAATTTGGATATTCAGCATCAGGATCTTTTCCTTTACCTTCAATTTTAATATAATCATTTGTAATTAAATTTTTAAATCTTCCTTCTTCTTTTACATTACCTCCCCAATTAGTTTCATCAAAATTAATTAATATTTTATTTTTTGCGGTTGTTGTAAATTTTCCAATTATTTGAGACATATCATTAGTAGATACTGCATATTTATCAAAAATTTTTTTTATAATTGAATATATTAATGTCTTTCCAGTACCTTGAATTGATTTCCAAACTAAACAAGTGCCGTTTTTTTTCCAAGGTGTTTGTATCATTCTACTAAACCAATTTAATATATATTCATACATTAATAAATTATTATTAGAAATAACATCTTTAATATGAAATAAAAAAGGTTCAATATTATCAATATTATAATCACCAGTATTAATATAATTTAATCCACTATACCAATTAAAATAATTATCAATACTATTATCAGAATTCATTGGATTAAAAGTTATATAATCAACATCCCTTCTATTTATATTTTCATTCCATATATCAAAAGGATTAACATGTTTTTTTTTCATTTTATCAGTTAATTGACATTTATAATCAATTAAAAATTTATATTTTATAAAATAATTTTTAGTTTTTTTTAAATTATTTTGTATCATTACATCAAAACTTGAATAATATAAATATTCATCTTCTTTTGTATAATAACAAATTATTTTATTCATATTACTCATAAATATATCAATACCTTCATTGTACCACTTTTCATATATATTTTTACATGGGTAATCAATATCATACCATCTTTTTAATTGTTTATAACTTAATCTATTTTCAGGATTTTGTTTTTTAAAATAATTATAAGTATTTAAAAGTTTTTCAATACCGGAATATTTTTTTTTATCTTTTTCACTATATTCATTAAATATTTTAAAACCAATATCAGAACCATCAAAATTATTAAAACATATATGACCTATTGATATCCAATCTTTGTATTCATATCTTGGTTTAATTGAAAATAATAATTTTTTAAATTCCTCTTCTTTTAATTTAGGTATATTAAAATTTTTATTAAATTCTTCTTTTATTTTATTTTCTACTTTTGGAGATAAAGGGGGTGTAATTGCAGGTGATGGAATATTAATTTTTAAAAAATTATTATTAGTATCTTTATTACTATGTATTATATGTTTTAATAAATTTCTTTTACAATTAATAGGTTTCTTTTGCCTATTATCATTTGGTTTATATGAATAAATTAATCTTATTAATTGCCTACTTTTATAAACACTCTTATCAATATATAATCCATTATCTTCATTATATAAATCATTTAATTCATTAAATTTATGTAAATCAATTAAATTAGTTTCATATCCATTAATAACCATATGAAAAGATAAAGCATACCATAATTTATTATCTTTATCATATTTTTTTCCATGAGATGAACAAATAGATATAAAAGTATTTTTAGGATATAAACTATTTAATTTATCTAAAACTTTAATTTTAATATCATCCTCTATAACTTCAATTCGGTCATCTTCAAACTTAGCATCAATATCATAATATGGTTTTATTTTAGTTTCAGGTGTTAATAATTCAAAAAAATTATTATTATTATCTTTATTAATTTTATTAAATAAATCTTCTGTATTTTGTATATCTTTGGTAATAGATTCCCAATTGCATTGAAAATTAGGCTTACCTTTAAAATCAACCAACTTAATATTCATAATATAATATATATATAATATATTATAAATATTTGCTTAAGTATTAATAATTTTTTTTAATTATTTAAAAATATTATTTAATGTAATATATTTTTTAATTCTCTATCATAATCATAACCATTAGGTTCATCAAACATAGATTGTAAATAATCAACTATATCATATTTATAATAATAATTAACATCATAATCTTTTTCTTTCATTATATTATTATAAAATTTAAATTGATTTCTAAATATTTCAATATATTTATCATCATCTCCATAATAACAATCTCCATCAGGGTCTTGAACCCATACATCATCTACTTTAACAAATTTACAATCTTCAAAATCAGAATTAAAATCATCACATATTTGGTTAAGTTCTTTAAATAAAAACTTACGATTTTTATGTGTTTGTTTTTCTGCTTTATCCAACTTCTCTTCTTTAACTTTCATATCATAAATC